CGCCTGCTTCGTCTCCACCGGCAACGCCGCGAACTCGTCCGCCGGCATCGAATCTTCAATGCCGGAAAACAGCGATTCGGGTTCCGCCGGCGTCTGTGGCGTGGACGCTGGCGCCATCCGCTGCGATATCTGTTGCAGCGTCTGCATCAACGCCTGTTCCCGCGCCTCGGCCTGGCGTTGCAGCGTCGTGAACTGCTCGTTCCAACGCGATTCCAGCGCCGTATACCGATCGTCACCGCCCGCGGCACCGCCGCCTTCCGGCGTCGATCCCTCTTTCTTCCCGTGAATCCCGCTGCGGTTACCCGCCGGGTCCACACGCGATATCGGGAAGTCCGGCGAATCCATGTCCGCGCTCGATTCCGTGACCGGGCTCGTTAAAAATTCGCCTCCACCAGCCAACTGATCGAAGCCGAACGCGCCGTGTTCCATCGCGTCGACCAGTGACTCACTGCCTCCAAATCCTGGCATCTCACATTCTCCCAACGGGCTGCGCCCGTGTTACGCCTTCGCGCTCGCAGTCGGTTCCGCAACCACGTCCAGCGACGGCTCTACCGTGATTTCTTCCGCCGCGCCATCCGCGACGGCCACACTCTGTTTCTTGAACGCCTCGTACGCCGCAATCAGATCGGCGAACTGCGGTACAGGCAAATCAACCTTGCCCTCCATCGAATCGATGAAGTCCGCCGACGCCTCAAGCGCATCTCGACGCGCCGTCAAGTCCGTGATCTGTTTGTTCAACGCATCAAGCTGCTCGCGTGCACTGCTCATGCCCCGTCCCCTTTCTCTTCCTCAAAAAGCACATACGGCGATAGCGACAACACGATCGCCATGAACAAAACATCTTTCGCCTGTTGCTGCATCGGCAACGATTCCCACGGCACCATGCAAGGATGCGTCTTCTGCATCGCGTCCTTCACCGGACCATATACCCAGCCCTGGCTGCGCCGCGTCTCGCGCCATTCCTCATGCTGCGCCGCCGGCGAAGCCCCGGGATTCTCCAAACGAAAACGAACGCCCGCCACAGCCGAAGCCCGCATCTCCGCGTCAGCCTCATGCCAGGCCACCGCCCGCTCATCCCCAATCCCAAAACAATAAGCCCGGTTCGCCTCATGACAAACCCTCGCAACATCAACAATCCTCATCACAAACCACCTCTATCACAGCGCAAACAACTACGCGCCCGTAATTCGTAACTCGTACTCATCCTCGTTCCCAAGTTCCACTTGGGAACGCACTTGTCCCCGAAGCTAAGCTTCACTCGTCTCCCCTCGTTCCAATTCGCCAAAGCAAACTCTCAATCAAATCTCCGGAACTGCCATGAAATCGACGTAAAACGCTTTGCCGATCTCCAATTGCGCAACTGCAGACGGGTTATCGATATACATCTCGATTTGACCGCTCGGCGTGTACTTCGCGAAATTCACGTCTTCCGGAACGTCGCTGCCGTGGACCGCTGAAAGGTAAACCGTCCGTGCATCGGTATTGTTGTGAAGCTTGTGCGATGTCACTATGAATTTGCCTCGAACCATAATTTCCTCCTGGCGACATCGTCGCCACCTATTACCTCGTTTACCTCGTTCCCAAGCTCAGCTTGNGTCCCCGAAGCTAAGCTTCGTCTTACGTCCCATCTCCCAAACCTACAACCCACTAGCAAACTCCAACCTCTTCCGCTTCGCTCCAGCCTTGCGCTTCACATACAAAGGCTTCCCAAGCTTCTGCGCCATCTTCTCGCAGTCTTCCTTGAAACTCCCCACCCCCGCCGACTTCCGAATGTCCGACGGCGTGGCCCGCTTGTTCCGCGATATCTCATCGGACCCCACCCGTCGGACTCCATTCTCCGCGCACAACTTGTCAAGCTGCGTCTTCGTCTGGATCCGCACAGGCTCGCCCGTAATGTCCTCCGTCACAAAATCCAAATGATCAACATTCAGATGCAAACGCGCCGGCGGCAACTGACGCATCGGCTTGCCACAAACACCACAAGCCCACACCTTCCCCCGCTCCTCGCGCATCATCCAAATCAAAGTCTCACGCTCGCACATCTCGCAACCAAACCGATACTGCGGCATCTCTCTTATCTCCTCGTTCCCAAGTTATACNNCCGCCAAAACCCTCGCTCAAAGCCCGCCCAGTCAAACCCGCATCCTGCAATTGCGGCATCGAACCAAACGCGCCCTCGCTTTCCGGCCCAGGCGTCCCGCCCGCATCCGGAATCGGATTCCCCATCTCATCCACCAACGGCGGCGTATACGGCACCAACACGCGATCGCTCGTTCGAAACACGTCCGTGTTGTGCAAGTACTTCTTCACCAGCTCCGGCAAATAAACCTGCCAGCCCTGTTGCTTCATCGCCTCGTTCAACGGCAACAACTCGCGAATCGCGTCGATGATCTGCCGCGTCCGCACAACGCGATCTACGCGCTCTGTTGACCCCGGCTCGATATCGACCTCGTACTCCGCCAGCACCCACTCGCGCGGAATGCTTAACATCTCCCATAACTTCCCGTCTTCCCCACAAATCGGAACAACCCGCTCCGCGCCCCAAAAGTTTTTCAGCAACGCAATCACGCGCCGCGCGCTGCCCTTTAACGCGCGATCGTTCGCGTAACGCATATCGCCCACGCGCAGATTGTGCTTTTGCTCCTGGTAGCTCGCCTCCGTCGCGGTCTCCGTGCTGCGCGCGCCCAACTCGTTCGCGCCGGAAATATCGATCAAGTCGTCGTAGTGCTGTTGCGCAACCTTCCACGTGTCCGCCGGAATGTCCTGACGATCGAATATCTCAATCACTTCGTTGATCTTCGTGTCGCCCTGCACTTCGATCAGCTTCGGACCCCGCGCCTTCAGGAAGTTCTTGACGTCGGCCTTGTTCTTTACCTTGTCGCTGTTGACAGCGCCGCGCGTCCAGCCCCACGTTTCCAAATGCTGCAACTGCTGCGAACGAATCACGTTCAACACTTCAATCTGCGAACGGAACGTGTTCGGATACGGTATGCCCCACGGATGCTTGCGCGATTCGAAAAACGTCAGCTTCTCGTACGGCGTCAAATCTTTCAGGTAGGGATATTTCTTGTACAGCAACGGACGTTCGCCGTTGTCGCTCATGAGTGTCACGCATGCGTTCTGCACGTCGTAATACTCGTACAGCCGCACGATCGCCGCGTCATTCTGCAATTGCAGCCGCGTATTGTTGTCTTCGCTGTCGCGAATGTCTTCGTCCAGGAAGAACCCGCTCCGGCCCGTCGGCTCCAGCTCCGCGCGCGCTTCAATGTTCAGCCGCGAATCTTGCAGCACGTCCACATAAGGACGGTTGTAGCGATGACAGAACCAGCGCGATTCCGTCCATTTCTTCGCATCGGGATCCATGAAGAAATCGTGCGGCGATATCGCCCACGTCCACGGATGTCCAACGCGCATCCGCTGATCGCTCTCCACCGTCTGCGCAAGCGGTAAATTGAAATCGTCCCCGGACCGCTCGCCCTCGGGGCGAATACCCGCATCGCGAAGCGGCATCTCCGGCGACAACGCGCTCGAATATCCATGCTTCAATATCCCAATGCCAAACAGCACCGCGTACCAAAGAAACTCGCGCTCCGCCGATTCCGCGTCGATCACCTCGCGCTCATACGCAAGAACCTGTTCCATGATCGGCGCAACCATGCGCCCCATCTCGCTCATGCCCTTCATGTAGAACGTCGGGTCTTGAAAATAAAGCGCCGCCACCGTCTGACGGATGATCGAAAACATATAGTTCACGCTGACCTTGTGCTCGGCGGCCAACTGCTTGAAGTACTTCCCCTCGTAATACGCTTCAAGCGTGTCCCAAATATCCAGCAAACCAAGATCGCGCTTCGCCCGCATCGAACGCTGAATGCGCTTCTTCACGATCGCAACCTGCGCCGGCGTCAACGTCTCAACAAGATTCTTCCCCCGCGGATACGCCGGATTCTGAAACGGCACAATCGGCGCGCCCTCGCCCCGCGCAAACGATCCACCCGCCTGCCAAGCCTCCGGATCAATCCCAACCTCGAGCCCCGTACGAGGCATGAACGCCGAAAGATTCTGTAACAACCCCGCCATCAACTATTCCTTATCCCGCTCGTGCTCGTAATTCGTACTCGTAATTCGTACTCGTAATCGATCTTCTCTTCCTCTTTTCTCCTCGTTCCCAATTCGCCGCGGCGAACCAGCTTGGGAACGCACTCAAAGCTCTGCTTTGTTCTTGCATTACCATCAAGCCGCCCGCCGTCCGTACTCCACCATCGAAACCCGCGCAGCCAATCCCGCATCCATCACCGAATGCGCGCCAACAAAAAACTCCTCTTCCATCGCGTCTTCTTCTTCCGTGAACGGCATATTCACCGAAGCCTCGAACCACTTCCGCAACGCCTCCTCCGGTGATTCCGTCTTCTCTTCCCTCGGCGCGTCCGAAGTC